ATGCCGGATGGGCCGTTGGCGGTGCCGGCAACAAACCAGACGCCAGTGGGGCTTGCATTACGGGCGCTTGCTGCTGATGCGCTTACAGAGATGTTAACGCCGGGGGCTGAACTAGCCATTTACGTTCTCCTGTTGAATTTGGGCAGTTTCCTGCTTGGTGGATTTGGTTGATACGGTGGCCTTCTTGGCTTCTTCCTTGGCTTCTTCCTTGGTAGGAGCCTCTTCGGCCTCATCCTTGGTGTGGTCCTTGGTGTCTAATTCCTTGAGAAGACCGTCAGAAATATATTTTTCGATAATCGGAGTGTATGCGACCGTGTGGATTTCCCATTGGTGCATTGACTTTCCGTTGTCATCTTGCAAAGAGTGGTTACTTTGCACTACTACGGTAATTTTTTTACTCACAGATGTTCCTTCGTTATGTGAACGTTAGTGTTTACAACGGTCGGAACAGGCGTTGCCTCGGCGGTAGAAGGTGCTATAACGGCACCCGTAGGCGCGTATTGCACGGACGGTAGACCACCGTAAATATTCATAGCGTTGCCAACAGTAACGGTAAAACTGATGTGGGCAACACCCGTGGTACGAGTACCGGAGTGCTCACCCTCAATGTATTGCTCGCCATCCCAGGTAGTTGTTTCAGCGAAACCGCCAAGACCACGATTCTGGATGATACAAGCACGGACGCAGGCTGCATAGGCTTGCGTAAGCGCTTGCGTTTCCTGCCAGTCCTGAGTACCGTAAACGTAAACCATCACTTCTACCATCCAGTTGGCACGAATACCGCTCTGGAAGGTCTGTGGGTGGCCAGCGGTAGCCGGCACTTCTACGAGAACCGCCGCGGAGGCCATTCTGGGTAGGGTGCGGTACTCGGGGCGGTGGCGGTACTCATATGGCTGCATTAAGACATCTGAGCCCAGCCCGCGATTGAACTGTGCGATGTAATCTGGAAGATACTTTTGAAGCGTGTTATAGAACGCCTCCTGAACCGAGTGGCCACCATAAAGGGGGCCGTACGAATCATCAAGGTATGAAAGGTTCCAGTCGGTCCACCAGGCTCTAGCCATAAAATCCTTATTGTTAAATGCCACGTTCTTCTTGCCGGACCCAGTGAGGGGCGTGAATCTGGTAGGTTTTAAATTCTTCCATCGTGGCTTTGCCGCCCTTGGGTACAAAATCACCAGGCCTGTGTTCCTGGGAAGCGTTGCGATAGGCGGCAGAATTAGAGTGAATATTTTTAATGCGAGCCAAGTGCTCTTGTTCGCTTAACGTACTATTGCGTTTAGCCATAAACTTAGCAAAACTTGCGCGGTCGTCGGCATAATTCATATGCTCTTCGTGAGCCTGATGAGGGGTTTGCCTTGGCTGAGACCTCATTGGCTTAGACCTCATTGGTTTGAGTTCAGAACCTTCCGCGTGTTGCTGGCGGGTAATAGCCTCCGCACCACGCTTTTGTTGCGTTTCAAGTTTCTTGGCTTCGCGTTCTGCCTTTTTCTGAGCACTGAGGTGGAAGCGTTCTGCTTCTCTTTCTTTGGCTCGGACTTTACGCTGTTGATAGGCTTTGCTGCGAGCATCGTTTTGAATTTGACGCTCTGCTCGAAGGTTGTCACGCTTTTGAATGCGCTTGACTTCGCGCTTTACCCCTGAACTCACCTGTGGAGAGTGAGAGATATTGAGTCCCTTTTCAGATGGAAGGGTTTCGCCATTCATCGAAGGCAGGAAATAATTCTTAGCAATTACACCAATATATTTACCAAAAATAGTGTTTGGGGTAATCTTTGGTATAATTTCACGCCTGGGAAGGTTCCCGCCACCAGTCTGATGGTATCCGCCATAGTTCTTGTCGTTACCGTACGAACCGGTTGAAGAAGGTTTAGCCTGAACGGGGTTGATTTCCATTTCGATGCCAGCATTGCCGCCCCATATTACTACGGGGTGTGTAGCAGCATATTGCAAGTGACCAAAACGGACCAATGGACCGCGCGTTAGTTTCTTGCTAGAAGATGTACCAGTCTTTGTGGCTCCGTAAGTATTGACACTCAAAGGAGCCCATTTACCAACAATTCCGTAAGAAGGAGCGGGACCAAAATTGGCAAATCGCTCGGCTTCCATATTGGCAAATTCGGCAATAATCTTTTGAAAGAAGGGTTTGGGGTATTTAGCCCGAACAATCATCATTTCCATATGTGCCGCAAGGTCGCCTTCTTTGGTAACGGTGCTAAATTTAAAGTCTTTGTTACGAGGAACGCTGCTCGCCGGAAGGCGGTCTCCAACCTGCTTGGGCGGGGCTTTTTTGACGGGAGCCCTTGTGCCTAAAGATTTTGGGGCAGCAACTTTTTTAGAAGCAGCCCTTTGGGGGGTTGCCTTTTTGGCAGGTGCTTTTTTAACCGGGGCTTTTTTAGCCGGGGCTTTTTTGACGGGAGCCCTTTTGGCGACAGGTTTAGGGGCGAACTGGCCCAAGGCATTACGGTTATATTTTGAGAACTGGCCCTTGGCATTACGGTTATAAGTTTTCTTGGCGCTGCTTTTAGGCTTACGAGATGTGGCCATTTTTAGCCTCGAATCCAAGACGCAATGAGGTTGTCAACCTGCTCGTCAATCTCCTTCAAGTCCATAGACGAACGCAGTTGGGGTTCAAATTCAAGAATTACAAACTTGGCCGCCATAAACAAACAGGCGCGCCGCAATGATGGCGGGACGCCCACTGTGTATCCTCCGTCGTAAACAACGCGGATACGAGAGCCTTCGGGGGCGAATGTACCAAGACGGAGCCAGGTGTGACCATCGGTCACGCTGGGGCCTCGTACGCCTCCGTGTAGGAAGTCAATCGGCTGATAGTCACCGTATGTACGGTAAATGGTCATCGATTGAATTGTGTAAGTCCACAGTTCTGGGTAAACCGGCGCAAACTGGTCAACCCAAAAGTGGCGCACCAAGTTCGATGAACCTAGTGCAACTGCCTGTGACATTCCCAGCGAACCAAAAATGTCAATGGGCAGGTCGGCATTGCTTCCGTATTCGGAAGGGTCAATACCAAAAAGACGGTCTTCATAGATGTGACCGGTAAAGGGTGCTAAACGACGACCTGTGCGGTCTTCAAGGTGGGACGTAGCCTCAACCAAGATGTCTGCAATAAGGTCGTCCGTGAGGTTTACCACAAGTTCCGGGTAACGACGCTTAAAGTCTGCAACGGTCGCCAATGCTACTGGGTCAGTGTATTGGGACGACATAAAAAGCGCTACTCCTTGGGAGCAGTGGTGCGCTTCTTGGGTGCAGCCTTGGCCTCGTTGGCTTCAACTTCAGCGACAGCAACCTCTTCGTCTGCCTCAACCTTGGCTTCAACCTTTTGGGCCGCCTTGTCCACAACAAAGTACATCTTGGGGAAAAGGGCAACAAGATGGTAAGCCACGTAATCCGGTACCTCTATGGCACCAGCCTCGCCGGCAGTCTTCCATTCGTAACCCTCGCAGCCGCCCGGTTCAGTTTTTGCAAGGAAAAACATCATTTTGTTACTTTCGTTAGAACTAGAGAGGGGTGGGGGTGGGGGTGGAGGAACGAGGGAAACCCCCGAACCCCCACCCCATCCCTAGAGGGGGGCTGATTAATCCTTACGGATTAGTCAACGATGAAGTTCGGCGTGTAGTCCGTCTTCGTTGGGTAGATTCCGTTACCCGCAGTAGAGTCGAGCGCAGCGCGAACGTTGGCGATACGACCAATGTACTTCGGAGCACGAACAGCCAGCGTGGTGTCCGCCACGAAGGCGAAGGGCAGGCTGTCGGGCGAAGCGGTGGTCGGGTAGACATTGACTGGCTGCATCTCACGCACGTAAGGGCGCACGATGTAGTTGGGGTCGCGGGACATCAGGTAGATGCTCTGCTCGCCGGAAGCGGTCAATGGCTTGAGGCCAGTGTTTCCGTAGGTGTAAGTCGTGGGCTGGTTTGCAGCAGCGTGTGAACCATCGCTGATGGTCAACTTCGTGCCGTTGTCCACAACCTGCGTAACAGGCCAGATGTTGCCTGACGAGTCGAGGTACGAAGCGTCCACGATACCGAGGAGGGTGACGGTCGTGGCAGAGCCAGTAACCGTAACGTCGCGGTACACCTTGTAGTGCGTAGGCTG